ATGCACCGGCAGCCAATTGTCTTGCTGCACATACACTTCCCTCGACTGCATCAACGACTTGAACGCATCGTTGTATGCTTCGTCAAGGAACATCGAGTTCAACGTCAAGGTATCTCGACTTTCCACGCCGTATGCCACTTCGCCCAAATTCCACGGCTGACGTGCGTAGTTCGATGCCGTGCCGGCCGTCATCCAGTTGGAGGAATCCTTCAAGTACATCTCCCTCTTTACATCTACGCTCCGCTCGCTTGCCTTTGGGAAGTTCAAGTAATCCCATCCGCCGTACTCATTGAGCCACGCCAAACGATATACATCGTATTTGCATTCCTGCAAGTTATAGAAAGTATAAACCTGCGACATTGACGTACTGCTCGTGAGATTGGAGAGTTTCGCTTCAACCGTGTAGTATGTCCATCCGGCGTTCGCTGATGGCTTGGCATCGGCATCGGCCACTTGCGCCTCCAGGTTTTCAGGATATGCGCCGAAATAGCCAAACTTGCTCGTGCCTAACCACTCCTGATTGAATGGCAACATCGAATCGGAAAGCAACGTGGATCCGTTGTAGTAACGCACTCGCATATACATCGCACGTTGCGTGATGCTGAAGTCGGTGATCATCGCCACCACTCCCCAATCATCTTCTGTCACGTACTGCTCGTTGGGCAATGACGTGAGGAATTTGGCCGTGGTGCTTGGCACGTAGTCGCTCACTACCTTATCATCAAAGGAGCGATAATTTGGCACGAACGTAGCACGCAACGCATACAACGTGCTGCTCGCTTGGTTGAGATATTCCGTGGGCTGCTCATCCACGCTCGCGGCGTACTCATAGCCAAAGGCCAAAGTCACGGCCTTGTACATCGTCGTATTGGCCTCGGTCATCACCTTGTGGATGCTATCGCCTCCATCCGTCAAGGCCGGATCAAGATAATCCCGAATGATGGCCGCCACGTTGAAGATGCCGGCGTTCACGCCATTGGGCGAAACCTTCAACTTCGCACGCTCGATGCCTCCAATCGTCACCGTGCAGATGTACTTGTATTTGAGTTCGCTCGTATTGGTTGTATCATTCACCACGTAGATGATGTCATCTAACGCACCAACGAACTTCACGCCGCTCGTATCGGCCGGAGATTGCAGAATGGAATATGCCATCAGTTCAAACTAAATGTCCAATTGGTGGGGAATTTCTCTTCGTAGAACGCAATCAAGTCAAGTTGCAAGGCCAGTTCCAGTCGGCTGATATGCCTATCCCAAATGACTGCCATTGGATCGCTGACGAACGGCGTTGGCTCGATTCCGTAGAGATATATCTTCCTCGAAATCATACGCACGCGATCCTTACGTGGCACAAACCGGCCTTTCATATCTCGGAAATCAGGAAGTCCCTTGACGATAACCCACTTATCAATCGCCGCTCGCAGTCCACCCGGCCGGCCAGTATTCGTGCCAAACTGAAATGGGCTGTCCGGTGCTTTGGCATCCGACTTGAATCCCTTCACTCCGTACTCTACGAACACCCAGTACGGCGCACCGTCGAACAACAACTTCACGCCAACCATATCTCCCTCCACCACGAATGTGTACGACATACTCTTACGCAAGTTCCCGCTCGCGTTTTTGTCGTTGCGATCCAAGATGCGCCTCGACATCCGTATCCAATCCCGCGCCAAGTCCTGCAACGCACTCGACAGATTGTCGGCGTTGAAAGTATCTTTTCCTGATACGAGTTTAATTTGCGTAGAGCGCATTGCAGAAGTCGATTCCTTGTGGCGTAACGATTTCCAGGTTGAACATCCATCCGGCCAGTAGGTTGCTGAATCGCGCCTCGAAAGGTTGCAGGGAGATAGGATAGTTGATGTTCCAGTTCTTCACGTAGTTCGAATGCGATGCGCTGTAGTTGATGTTCATCGCCCACGCGGCCAGTACATCTTGACAGATGAGCTGCGTCTCGTGCAGGATGCGATTCAACTCATCGTCCACTTGCTCAATTACCAACTCGGCCACTACCACTTCAAACGAATAGGCGATGCTCTGTGAATCCATTTCCACTTCAGTTACTTGTGCGTACAGAAGAGGATATTTGTCATCGGCCAGTTTGGGAATGTCAACTTCGCTCAATCGCTTATCGTAGAACGCACGGATTTGCTTGTGATCCTCGGCGATGTCTTGCCAAATTCTTACTACGTCAATGAGAGTTGCCATCTATTCTGATTTTGTCTTCAAGCATCATATCGGTTTCATACGAGATAAAGGTGAATGCCTCGTTCACCGTCACCTTCGTTGCGTCACTCATCCTTAAAATATCGCCGTTAGCCAGTCGATAAATTACGGCGTAGTATCCCCACTTTTTTGCGACTGCGCTGCTCTCTCCGCCGCCGGTGAAGATGGCTGCAAATCGCTTGCTAACCTCTCTCCTATACGATAAAAAAAAACCATCGCACCCAAGGCTGCACTCAATGGCGCGTGCTTCATCATATCGTCGCGCATTGCATTTGGCACGTATGGCTCGATGCTATAGAACTGCGATGTTTCGCTTACTACCGGCCTATACATAATGCCCATCAACCGGTGCAAATTCTCAATGATGTCAATCTCGCTGATGCTTTCCAAGTCCACAAACTCACCTAACGTGAGCGCGTTCCAGTTGGGGATAAATCCGTACTTGAAATCGTCTAAGACAATGTGCGGAATCACCGGCGTATCGTCCGGCGGCGGCGTATCCAACCAAGCAAGAAATCCTAATATCCTTGCGATGTCTCTTCGCTTCAATCGGAGCAACGTGCTTTCGTCAATGCCCACGAGGATGCGTATGCCGGCCAAGGCACGCTCCTGCTCGGAGAGTTTGCTATCATTGAGTTTGTTCAATGCTTGGAATTGCGCCACGGTTATCTCGTGATAACCTTCAGGAATTTGAACTCTCATCTGATTGCGTATGTGCCTTTCTTGTACACCAGTTTCTTGAGGCAAACATAACGCACGGCATCAACAATGTGATTCCACGCATCGACTGGCGTTTCCAAAATCCGGCCGTTCTTATCGACTTGCCACTTGTAGTTGCGAAACTCCTTCATTGCGTTCTGTGATTGTTCGTGGATGAAAATCTTGTGCCGGCGCATAATGTCAATTCCCACTCGCACGCTGTCCGCTCCCTTGACGGCCGGCTTGATGTTGAATCCCATCCGGTGAATTTCGTCGATGCTCTTTGGCTCGGCGGAATCGGCAATGATTTCCACTTGGCGCGGAATGCCTTTGTCTCGAAGCATTGCCGCGATTTGGCTATTGGTTAGTCCCTTGACGTACATCTCTTCCTCGATGTAGATGCTCTCACCGTCCTGATAGACGGCCGCAAGCGCAGTCGGATCGTTTGTGTATCCCCAGTCCAGTCCGTATGCAATCAACTTCGCTCCGGCCGGCCGCTCCTTGTATGAATGGGTTTGGAAGATAATCTCCCTGCTCTGTCCTCGCTCGCCCAGTCCATAAACCTGCCAATAGTATTCGTCCGTCTCCTTCAGGAGTTCAATCTCCTTGACTTGTACTTCGCTCAAGAACGGATTGTCCAGGTACGTGGACTTATAGAATTGGCAGTCCTCACGCACCAGTACCGAATCGTAAATCCAATGGTACTCATCCGATGGGTTGTAGTCCATTATGACTTTCTCCGTGGTGCGCAGTACGAGCTGTTGCCAGTCCTCGAATGCGAACTCATTTGCTTCATTGAGAAAGAGAAAGTCACGTTTCCGGCCACGTACTTTCTGCGATTCGTCCACGCTAAAGAACTCCACTCTATTGCCAAATAGGAGATACGTGCTGTCCGACTTGTTGTGATACTTTTCGCTGTAGATATTCTCCTTGTGCAGTATCTCGAAGAAATCGCGCATCGCCGTAGCACGCAGCGCGGGATATGTCTTGCGGCATATTGCGATGCTCATATTCACGTCTTCGTTCCTCGCGCATAGTTCGATGAGCGCAGTCAAGATGGAATACGTCTTGCCACTCCTTGTGCCTCCCTGATGTACTTGAATGCGTTTGTCGCAGGACTTCACATCATAGTACGTCTTTGGCATCTTCATCTGTGAACCAACTTAATTTCCTGCGCTCGCCGGTGATTTCGATTTGCTTGCTCTCTCCATATCCACGCTCCTTGCCTTTGGATCGGAGATAGAAAGTGATTGCCTTGAGATTGCCTTCGTTGATGTGCTGCTTGAGTTTCGTCTCGGCCAAGTCGATGAGCGATTCCTCGATGTGGTGGAACGCCTCCTTGTACTCCAAACTGCTCTTCAATGCTTCGTAGTGCGTATTGCGATGCACGCCGGCCACCTTCGCGGCCTCTGTTACATCACCGGCGCACGCAGCCAATGCCTCCAGTAATCGTTTCTGATTGTCAGTCATTTTTGCCCAATTTGCCCAGTTGCGTTACGGCAATCGTCTCTTGATTTGAGCGATGTAGTTCTCCATCTCTTGTGCGTAGAACGCATCGAACGGCTGCTTGATGCCCATCTCTTTGTGATAGACGTACAGCACGTTGCGTAGCCTTTGGCTCGGCGTTTTCCGTACTACTTGTTCCTCCGGCAATTGCTCCATCTCGGCTACAAGTTGCTCGTTGATGGACTGACCTGGTTGGAAGTACAAGTAGCCATATTCCTCCAACAAGGAATCTATCAGTTGTATCTCCGTGGAAGTCATCTCTTGCGTGATGAAGCGCACGGAAACCGTCTTATCCTTTTTACGGGAATAGCCATCGAGGACGGCCGGAGTTAGTATTCGCACGATGCTTCGTAGGCTTGTTCCAGTCGCACGAGCATTGACTTGGCGCATCCGCTACACCTGGAGATTTTCCGGCGCATACGAAAGACGCTCTGATACATATCGGTGATATGCTTTTGCGCATCCACGGAGATGTTTCCGGCCTCCCATTGTGGCTTGATAATCTCCAACCATACTTTCTTCTGCTCTGCACTCAATGGGCTGAAGTATGGCACGGCGCGATTCAACGCGGCCTTGCGCTCTTCGCATCCGCAGTCCGGTGCGATGGCCTTCACCACTTGTGCGATGCCAGTTGCTTCAAGGATGCTCTCCACCGTATCGCCCAGTCCCATCTTTGGCTTGCGCTTGGAGATGCGCTTTTGTTTTGGCGATGGACTTGTAGATTGTGGATCGTGGGATTCCTGTGTCATTTGCTAATGAAGTTAGTGATTTATTCTCTTGGTAGTACATCTCGAATATCCTCGCATCGAAGTATTTCACGCTCTTCAAACTCTCCGCGATCCATTCGAGTTGTTGCTCTGCTCGTGTATTGTCCTCTGTTGTTTCTGTCAGCGATGCCGGCAATTCAATGTACGTGAACTTTCTGTATTTCTTGTGGAATGGCGTTGTTTGGCTATGGCCGCACATCTTGATCACGCTCACCAGGTAGTACGCCAACTCGTTGCGCTCGCATAGATGGCCGGCTTTGTCGTGTTCGTATGTCCATACGGCCAAGTCGTGCAACAAATCGTCCGCCAATGTTCCCACGGATTTCTCCGCGCATCGCCGCAGTTCGTCGTACTTGGATGCCCAAAACGCATCAATGCCGCATCGCTTCACTATATCGCTCGATCATAGATTTCAAGTCATCGTTCGTGTACTTGTGCGTCTTTTGACTTTGCAGATAAATATACTCTGACGTGCCACTTCCATACTCCTGATCTAACCTTTTGCCAAAGATGAATTGTTGGCCTTGGTTGTAAAGGTTGCAGCCCACGCATTGCGCTTGCACGTTGCGCTCATCCCATCGCGTGGAGAACTTGCCTCGGCTTTGAAAATGGCCGGCTTGCAACTTCGCAATGCTTTGCGTTCGGCCGCACGTGAAGCAAACATTCATCCCGTCCTTGGATCCGCGCTGACGTATCCATTGGGAGAATACAGCATCGAGTTTCTTTACGAGCTGCGTTCTATTGCCTTTGGACTTCCTTATCTGACCCATTGTGGCAGTTCCAAGTTGATGCAATGATTTG